CCGACGGGGCGGTCGCGGCCGATCGCTGACGCCGTCGTCGCGCTGCGGCGGGTCGGAGTGCCGTCGTGACCGGGCGCGAGCTAGTCGCGGCGCTGCTGCCGCACGTTGGCGTTGAGCCGATGCCGAGCGAGCTTGAGGATGTTGAGCGTCTGAGAGACGCGGCCGAGCGATTTGCGCTCGGACTCGTCGAGGCGCAGCCGGCGCCGGAGCCGTCGGCCGGCCGGCCGATCTGGGAGCTGGTTGTCGAGGACATGCGGGCGCGCGATCAGCTCGGCCGACGTCGATACGGCGTTCCGCTGCAGGCGCACAACGGTCGGGCTCCGCTCATTGACGCTTATCAAGAGGCGCTCGACCTGGCGGTCTATCTGCGGCAGGCGATCGAGGAGTCCGGCGATGGCAAGGCCGAAGCCGAAGTTTGAATGGGCCGAGTGCCCGGTGCGCGTGCGATGCGACGGCTCAAAGATCATCAAGGGTCGAGAGTCGTGCGAAGCCTGCGCCCGGGCGCTTCATAGGCGAAAGTTCCTCGGCACAACGGATCAGAGACGATTTCAGAGGCGATAATGGACAAGTTGAAAAACAGGGACGTTCGAGCGAAGGAGTGCATCGCCTTCTTGCTAATTCGCGAGGCCGACAGGATGCGCCGCACGGCGAACGAGTGCGCGGAATCGGGCCTGCAGTCGGTCGTTGACGACCTGTCCGAGGTCGCGGCAGTGGCCGAGGATTTGGTCGAGCTGCTGACCGGACGTCGGCCGGAATAATGCGGCGCCTCTATTGCGACAGCAGCGGCGCCTTCGTTGTCGCCGCATCGCTGGCCGAAGCTCGTCAGACGCATCCGCTGGCGCGCGTCGCTCGCGATCCTGACGTCGCCGAATTCTGGCGGCAGCAACGACTCGAGGCCGTTCCGACACGACAGATCATCAAGGCGCTCGGCGTCTCGCGGCAGACGGTTAGCAACTGGCGCGCACGGGCCGGCGCATTCGTGCCGCTCGAGCAGCGCAACGTCCCGCTGATCGTCGGCTCGCTTCTGCGATCGGGCGCTTCGGTGCGGCAGGTTGCCGCGACCGTCAAGCGGCACCCTGCAACTGTGCGCCGAATCGCGCGCAAGCTGGGCGTTCGCCCGGTCGTCGAACAGCGCAAGATCAGCGCGGACGAGCTCGCCGAGCTGGCGGCAGGCCGCACCTGGACGCAGCTGTCCGAGGCGGTCGGCCGCTCGATTTCAACCCTTCGGACGAGGGTCTATTCTGACCCGCCGCTCGCGCGCCGGCTGCGCGCTGTCATGGTTCGAGACGGAGGTTCGCGTGCTAAACAGGTGTGAATTCATCGGCAACGTTGGCAAGGCGCCGGAGGTTCGATTCGTCGGGTCGAATCCGGTGGCCGACTTCTCGGTCGCGTGCAACGAGAAATGGAAAGACAAGGCCGGAAACATGCAGGAGCGCACCGAATGGGTGCGTTGCACGGCCTGGGGCAAGCTCGCCGAAATCTGCGGCGAGTATCTGGACAAGGGGCGGCAGGTCTATATTTCCGGCCGGATGCAGACAGACGAATACGAGAAGGACGGCGTCAAGCGGTACTCAACGAAGATCGTCCTCGACACAATGAAGATGCTCGGATCGAAGGGCGATCGTGCCGCGGCTGCGGCGGCGCCCGCTGGCGGCGCTCCGGCCGATGAAGACGTCCCGTTCTGATGGCGCACCGAATCGCAGGCCTCGACCTATCGCTCGCCGGGACCGCTGCTGTCGTACTCGACAGCGACGGGCGCCCGGCGGGCCTTTTTTCGTACACCAGCACTCAACGCGACCTTGCGCTCGTTCGGCCGGGGCTCGAGCTGCATCGAGCGACGCACGTCCGCACGGGTGACGCGGTCGGCGACTACCAGCGCACGACCGAGGTCGCTGACACGCTGCGCGCCTGGTTGCGCCGGCAGCTGTCGACCGGCGCCGTCGTCGGCATCGAGGACCACGCCTACGGGGCGCAGGGGCGCGCGATTTACCAGCTCGGCCACCTACATGGGATCGTTCGGCGCGACGTTGTAGGCCTCGGGTGCCGGTTCCTCCTCCTCGGCGTCGGCGAAGTGAAGCAAGCCGCGACCGGCCGCGGCAACGCTGAGAAGGCGCTCGTCGTCCAGGCCGCAGCTGCGGCGCTCGACCTCGAGGGGCTGTCGAGAGGGACGCAGGAGGCGCTGGCGGACGCCTACGCCGTCGCGCGGCTGACGTGGCACGTCGACCGAGCGCGTCGAAATGTCGCCGGCGCGCCGTTGCCGCGCGACCTCCTCCCGCTATTCTCGCCGCCGAAAGGACGGCCGGGCCTCGCTGACCGGCCGCTGATCGGATGACCGACGCGACGTCCGAGCTGCTGCTGGTAATCGCGCTCCGAGGCTCCGAGGGGCTCGGTGTCGCCGACCTCGACGACCTCTTGCGGGCGCTCGCCCGTCTGCCGGTCGGCGAGCTGTCCGAGCGCACGACGGTCGACAGCTGGTCGGCGACGCAGCGCACGCTCGCCCGCGGGCAGCTCCGACCGGATCATGCGCGCGACTTGGAAGCGTTCTCCTCCCGGCTCGCCGAGCACGCGCGCCGGTTGAATACCCCGGGCCGATCGGGGCGATCGACGGCAGCGGTCGAGCGACAGCTGCGAATGAGGCGCAACGAATGACCCCGACCGAGCGAGTGCTGGCGGACGTCCAGCTGGAACGCGAACGGCAGACGGCCGAGCATGGCGAGCAGCGGCTCCCGGCCGGAACGTGCGAGCCTTGGGATGAGACCGAGCGCGACGCATCGCGGCTGCGCTGCGATCGGGCAACGCTGGCCGGCACGCTGACCTGGCGACACGTCCTCGAGGAGGAGGTCGCCGAGGTCTTCGCCGAGGTCGATCCGGCCGCGCTGCGGGCCGAGCTGGTGCAGGTCGCCGCGGTGGCCGTCCAGTGGATCGAAGCACTGGACCGAGAGACGCGCAGCGAATAGGCTGCGCTGGTCGCCGGGTGGTCCGGCGCAGCGGACGGGCGTTCTGGTCGGCTCATGTGGGCCGATCTGGCTGAAAGCGGGCGCCCGTCCGCCTTTTTGCTTTTTGCGCGCCCGGTGATATACCGCGCTCCCGGCCGATGCCCGGCCGAAAGGAGCAGCGACTCATGCCGCACATCATCGCAACGATCCCCGCCGCCGACGGCGAAAGCGAAATCGACGTCCGAATCGAGGTCGGTCTCGACCTCGGTCGGCTGGACCTGATCGAGCACCAAATCGAGGCGGTGCGCCTGACCGGATCGACGCAGGACGTCGCCGGCGCGCTGTCGCTGGCGCAGCTCGCAGCCGTCGAACGGGCCGTCGAAAGTCACCTTGACGAGCTGATCGAGCAGGCCTTGCGCGACGCGGCCGACGAGCTGGCCGAGGCTCGCGCGGAAGACCGGCGGGGCTGACCGTGACACCGGAGCAGATTGAGGAGCTGCGCGCCACCTGGCGCGAGGCGGCGGCGGCGTTGTCGCGCCTGCGCTCGCTGCTGGTCGCGGCTGGCGTGCAACTGGACGATGCAGGACCGGCCGAGCCGGTCGAGTCGGCCGAAGATCGCCGTCGTCGACTGGCACGCGAGCGTGCGCGGCGACATCGCGAGCGTCACGCTGACAGCGTGACGAAGCGTGACGCAGGCGTTACCGCGTCACGGTCGGAGCGTTACGCAAGCGTTACGAAGCGTGACGGCGTAACGCAGGACAGCGTTACGAAGCGTGACGCGAGCGTTACGCAAGCCTCGCGCGCGCCCGCGTTCCTTATAGGAGAAAGTATTTACCCCCTGTCTTTTCTCGAATCCTATCGGATTCTCGAAAAGCCACCCCACCCCACGGCCGAGGAGCGTGACGCAACGCCGGCCGTCGCCCCGATCGGCGTCACGCTGGCCGTCGACCCGGGCGCCGACCTCGCAGACGAGCTTTTCGGTCCGATCGAGTCCGACCCGGTCGCGCCGATGGCCGAGGAACCGGCTTCGCTTGCCCGTGGGGCGACGATCGACCCCTTGCCGCGGTCTGTATCCGTCCCGGTGGCCGATCGCGCGCCAGAAGGCGACAGCGGCCGTCCGGCGCTCGCGCTCCTGCCGGGCGTGCCGGAGGAGCCCGAAAGCGTCACGGTCGTCTGGTCGGCCTATCTTGAGGCGATCAAGCCGACCCGGGCGCGGCTCACGTCGACCCGGCGGCAACTGATCGTCCGCCGGCTGCAGGACTACCCGGTCGCCGACCTTGTCCGAGCGATCCGCGGCTACGGTCGAAGCTCCTGGCATCGCGGCGACAATCCGCGCGGTCGACCGTACCAGGCGCTCGAGCTCTGGCTGCGAGACGCCGCGCACGTCGAAGCCGGCTGGGCGTTCGAGGTAGCGCAGCCGACTGCAAAAAAAAGAAGTGGACCGGCGCTTTTCGATGGAATAGAAGCCGAGTGGCAAGCGATCGAACAGCAGCGCGCGGCAGAGCGCGACTTGACGCCGGCAGACTCCGGCGAGGAGCAGCGACAATGAACGCAGATGCATGGATTACTAGACTTCGAGAGCGGGCCGCAGGCGTCGACGTGCTGGCGATTGCTGACGCGGTCGAGGACGACGCGCACCGGGCGGCGGCGGATCGACGCCGGGCTCGGCTGACCGCGGCCGGCGTGCCGCTCGACCCGGAGGCGCTCGAGGCCGCAGTCGACGCGCCGGGCTCCTGTCCGATGGTCGCCGGCCACGTCGGCAGCGAGGCGGCTGCTCGCGCGGTCGAGGCCTTTCTCGCCGACCTGCATCGTCGGACGCTCCTCCTCGTCGGGCCGACCGGTCGAGGCAAATCGTTTGCGGCCACCTGGGCGCTTGCCGAGCTCGCCGGCGCCTGGCTTGCCGCGTCTGACGTTCGCGTCTCCGGCTGGGATGATTTGCGACCGCGGGCCGTCGGCGCTCGCCTCCTCGTCGTCGACGACCTCGGCCGCGAATCGACCGACTGGTCCGCTCGCGAGCTCGCCGACCTCCTCGAGCTGCGGCATAACCGAGGGCTCCGGACGATCGCGACCTCGAACCTGCCCGGTCGCAAGTTGGTCGAGCGTTACGGCGAGCGTCTCGCGTCACGCTGGGCCGATCCTCGATTCACATCGACCGTCGAGGTGCTCGGCGGCGACCTTCGCGCGCGAGGTGGACGATGAGCATCGATCGGAACAGACACCTCGACGGCGGGGCTGACCGCTCCGGACGTCGAACGGAACGAAACGGCTACACGGTCGAATTCGCGGCGCTGGTATTCCGCGCGCTCGTTGCGCTCGGTATCAATCGGGCCGAGGCCGAGCGGGCGGCGCGTCGAATGGTCACGGGGCGGGGCGCACAATGATGAAGAAGCAACAGCAGCGACGCGAGACGGTCGAGAGCTTTATCCAGGCGTGCCGAGAAATCGGCGATGCGATTCCGGTCATGCGCGAGGCCTTGATCGCGCTGCGAAAAGAGCTCGACGCCAGCGACGACTGGCAAGCGCGCTACGACGCGCTCGCGACGCAGGTCGAGGCGGCCGAGACGGCTCGGTCGCGTCACCATAAAACGCAGGCCGATCGGTTCGAGCTTGAGCAAGCAAACGAGCGTCTCCTCGCGAAAGTTGCCGTTGCGCTGCGCGAGCGCGACGAGGCGCGGGCCGAGGTCGAGCGGTTGCGCGGCATCGTAGAGGTCAACGACCGGCGGCTTGCAGCCGTCTGGGATGAATCCCGCGCCGAGGTCGAAATGCTCCGCGAGGCGCTCAAGACTGCCGGAGATCGACTCAGGGCGTGCGCGCATGAGCTGACGGAGCACTCGTATCAGGAGATCGCGTCGGTGCTTTTTGATCTGCCGACGTCTGCGGAGGAGGCACCATGACCCCCGAGCAACTGGACGAGGTCGAGAAGCTGGCCGAGGCGGCAACGCCGGGGCCGTGGGCTACCGAAGGTGAGTCGTGGGAAGAGGTCGAGGGCGAGGACGACTATCAACCGATGCCGCGCCCGTACACGCTGACCGGCCCGAACGATAAGGCCATCTGGTCGAGTGGCGGTGGAGAGTACGCATATCCCGACAACGGGACTGCGGCCTTCATCGTCGCCATGCGCGAACACGCCCTGCCGCTGGTCAAGGCGGTGCGGGAGGCGTGGGCGAAGTGTGTCGAGTTGCAGGCAATCATCGACCACTACAACCGCAAGGACGGACCGACGTTTCAAGCCCACCTTGGGGAAGCCAAGGCGCTAAAGGAGCGCGACGAAGCGCGGGCCGAGGCAAAAACGGTACGGGACTTCTACCTTGACCGTATTGACGAGTTGCGGGCCGAAGTCAAGCAACTGCGTGGGCTCTTGAAAACAGTCTGGGAAGATGCGTGCGATCAAGAGGCAGGATTTCTTGACGAAGTTTGCGACGCTGTTGAGGCAGCATTGAAGGAGGGTGAGTCATGAGCATCAGTACCCGCATCCGTCCGAACAGCGAGGCTGCGCCGTGGGTAATCGAAGAGGTGCGAAAGTTGGAAGCCGAGGTCGAGCGGCTGCGCCGGCTGCTCGGAGAGATACCGTGACCGGCGAGCGTGACAAGCTCGCCGCGGCGGTCCTCGAAATCGCCGCTGCGATCGAACGAGCCGCCGACGTCAAAGCCGCGTCCGTCGTTCTCGGTGAGCCGATCGCAGGCGCGGCCGTCGTCTATGATCTGCGGCGCTTCGCCGCGGAGCTGCGGCAGGCAGTCGAGGGATTGAAGCCATGCCATTGAATAGACGCGACGAAATGTTCAGTCCTGAGCTTCGGCTGTCAATTTGGCAGAGGGAGGCTGCCATTCTGGCAACCTGCACCGACTGCTATGGCGTCGGAGAGCGGCCGGCGGACGATTCGCTCCTATGGGGCGCCGGCCGGACGTGCGAAACGTGCAAGGGGCGAGGCAAGGCCGTCCGCGAGCCGCACGTTCTCGAGCTCCTCCGGCTCGAGGCAGAAGCGCGACAGCGGGCCGACCGGGCCGAAGCCGAAGCCGGCGAGCTGCGCCTCGAGGTCGATCGACTGCGCGGCGACCTTTACCGGCTGCGCGACGAGCGGCAGAGGACGCCGCTGGCCGGCGCATTGTTCGAGGCGATGCTCGAGGCCGAGGCAGCGGTCGCGGCCGACCGACTCGCCCGAAAGGAGCGCGAATGACGACGACGATGCAAGCCGGACTCGAATGGCAGGCCGACCCGGCCGGACCGATGGGATACGACGACGCGGTGGCCTACGCCGCCGGACTCGGCGACGGGTGGAGGCTCCCGACCGTGTCGGAGCTGGTCGGCCTCTGGGATTACACGACCGGCAGCTGTCCGGCCTTTCCGGCGGCGACCGGCTGGACCTGGACCGCTGACCGCTACGTCGGGCCGGACGTCGATCCGGATGCGCCGTCGGCTTGGCTTGTCCTGTTTCGCGACGGGTCGCTCGACGACGCCGGGCTGACGCTGCCTGCCTGGGTCCGTTGCGTCCGGACGGTCGCGCCATGAGCGCACGCCTGCCAGACGTTGTTTTCATGCTCCCGTCCGAGCTTGGCGGCGAGATTCGTTCCGGCTGTCGCCGTTGTGGAGAGCAGCTCGTGGTGTATTTGCCGATGCCGATCTCCGGCGTGTCGTTGCTCATGCGTCGATTCATTCGGAAACATCGACCATGCCAGCAGGCGCTCGCGACCGAGCAGAAGGTCGCGCCATGACAACGCGGCAGCAGGAGCTCCGAGACAGCATCGCTCGAGTGCTGCGCGTGCGCCGGCCGGTCGCGTGGAGAATCGTTCGCTGGTTGCGCGAGCGACTGCATGAGCAGCTGGACGTCGTGCATGGCGAGGCCGGCGTCGTCCCGTTCCGGTCGCCTGTGCATGACGTCGGAGTGCTCGTCGCGACTGTCGACTATTCAACGCACGAAGTCGGGTGCGCCTGGTGCGGCCTCTTCATCGCGTCGCACCTCGAGGCGCTGGCTGAAGGCACGCGAGCGGTCCAGCTCGACCCCGCCGGGCTCCCGCGCGAGCTGCAGGAGCTTCGGCTCCGGCCGGCGGTCCTGTATTGCGCCGAGTGCTGGCCGGAGCTCGGGCCGACGTTGCGCGAGCGGTTCGGCCTCGAGGAGGGCGCGCCGTGACCTGGTCGCCACCGGCTCGGCGCTGCATCAAGTGCGACTGTCCGTTGGTGCTCCTGCGGGGCGAGCGGCGCCAGCTGTGCGCCCGCTGCGGCTCGGTCGTTCGCGCGCCAAAGGCGACGCAGGCCTGCGCGACCGAGGGCTGTATCGGGGCGGTCTACGGCGCGCGATCCGTCTCGGGGCTGTGCGTCGCCTGCCGAGCGAGCCGGACGGCGCAGCGAGTGCGGGTCGACAAATGACCTGGTGGGCCGAGGAGGATCGACCCGCCGAGCTATCGGCGCCCGGCGCTCGAGCGCGGCAGCGGTGGGATCAGCTGCGCGAGGGCTCGCGCGAGGTCGTCGGCGAGCCGGCACCAGGAGCGGCCTTCGCGGTGCGCTGGCCGATGTCCGGCTGGCAGGTATGGCGGCGGATCGATGCCGTCTGGTGCGAGGTCGTCGACGACGCGGTCGATCGCGACGCAGCTATTGAGTGCGCCGCGCAGTTTCGGCGTGTTAGGGTATCGCCATGATCGAGATTCGCGCAGCGACGCAGGAAGATCGGCCGCTCATTTATGCGACCTGGCTTCGGTCGTACAAACACGGGGCGGCATTCCCTCGGCATATCCCCGACGAGACGTTTTTCGAGGCGCATCATAACGTCGTCGAGGCGCTCCTTGACCGATCAACGGTGCTGGTTGCACATCCGCCGGACGATCCGGAGGTCATCCTCGGCTGGTCGGTCGTCGAGACGTTGCTGCCGGAGGCCGACGAGCCGTCGCCGATCGTCGTCCATTACGTCTACGTCAAGCCGGCATTCCGCCGCGCAGGTGTCGCGCGCCGGTTGCTGGCGCAGGTCGGCCGAGCTGCGGCTGATGGCGCGGCCGTCTGGTATTCTCACGAGACCTATTTATTGCGGGCCGATCAGCTCGCCGCGCACGTCGCGCGGTGGAGGTTCGACCCTTATGCGGCGCTGCAGTACGCCGGAGGAAGAAGCGATGCGGACGATTGACGAGATAGACAGCGAGTGCGCGCAGGCCGTGCTCGAGCTCGGCCGGAAGACCTATCACCGCGCGATGATCGACCGCGAGATTGCCGAGCTGACGTCGAAGGTCTACGACCTCAACGTCGAGGCCTACAAGGTCCGAGAGGCGCTCGAGGCGGCGAAGGCGCAGCTCGCGGCCGAGGCAAAGCCGGCCGAGGCGAAGTCGGAGGAGGTCGCCAATGTCGAAGGCTGACGGCGCGCCGGTCGCAACGCCTTCGCCCGGGGCGACGAAAGTCCGTGAGGTGCGATTGCGCGCGGGAGAGGTGCACTGGCAAGGCGCCCGGTCGATAACGCACGTCACGACCGACCGGTCGCAGACGTCCGTGTCCGGCCAGCACATTCTGCACGTCGACGAGCTGTCGATCCATCCGGCCGGCGTGCTTCTTCGGGTCGATGGCGAGTCGTGGATCATTCCGCACGTCCGCGTCGAGACGTATCGGCTCGGCTGATGGCGCGCCGGACGAAATGGCGACCATGCGACAACTGCGGCTGTCCGCTGGTGCGCCTCTGGATTCCTGGCGGGCTGCAGACGATTGAGCGACGGCTGCGCTGCGCCCGTTGCACGAAGGCCGAGCTCGCAACGCCGTGCAGCGTGCGCGGCTGTCTCGCGCCGGCGGCTGACGTCGACGCGGCGGTGCCGCTGTGCTCGACGTGCTCGATTATGCCGCGGCCTCCGGTGCGCGGATGCAACTGCGGCGAATGCCGGACTTGCAAGCAGCGGGCGCTGACCCGCGATTGGCGAGCGCGCAACGCCGAGCGGTTCCGCGAGCTGTGCCGGGCGCAGGAGGCGCGCAACGCAGACAAGCGGTTGGCCGCTCGGAAGGCGAAGCGGCAGGCCGAGGGCGATCGAATGCGGGCGATGGAGCGAGCGGCCTACGCCGCACGGAAGGGGCGAGCAAATGGCGAAGCGTAAGCCGGCGCCCGCTCCCGTTCCGCCTCCGGGACCGAAGGCGCCTCCGGTTCGACGTCGGAATCACCGGCCGCGCAAGCCGGCCGAAAAGCCGAGCAATCGCGAGATGATCTTTGTCACGCACTACCTCGCCGGCGGCTGTCAAAACGGATTCGCGGCAGCGGTGGCGGCTGGCTACAAAGAGAAGGCCGCTTATCAGGCGCAGAAGCGGCTCCTGCGCCGACCGCGCGTCATGGCCGAAATCGCAGCGCGTCAGGCGACGATCGTCAAGAAACTTGAAATCAAGGCCGAGGACGTGCTCGCCGAGCTCGCGAAGGTCGCCTTCGATCCGGAGGTGTCGGCGATCAAGGTCCGCGCGCTCGAGCTCCTCGGCAAGCATCATCAGCTATGGGTCGAGCGGGTCGATATGCGAGTCGATGCCATGCGGCCGGAGGAGCGGGCAGCGCGGGCGGCGGCGCTCCTGGCGGTGGCGAAGGATCGATTGCTGTCCGTCTCGACAACGCCGGCCGAGGGCGACGAATGACGCCGGCGCAGCTCGACCTCCTGATTTCGCAGCTGTCGCCGGCCGAGCGGTCGGAGCTCGAGCAGCTACTCGCCGCGTCGCCGGTCGCGCCGACGTTCGGCGATGAAGCCTTCGCCGAGCAGCAGGCCTTCCTGGACGATCCGTCGCCGATGCGGGTCGTCCTCTGCACTCGGCGCGCCGGCAAGAGCTTCGGCGCCGGCCTTGCGTTGTTCCGCGCAGCCTTCGCGCGTGACGGCGTGTCCTGCCTTTACGTCGCGCTGACGCGGGCATCGGCGAAGCGCATTCTGTGGAAGGACGTGCTCAAGACAATCGACCGCGAGAAGAAGCTCGGGTGCCGATTCAACGAGACCGAGCTGTCGGTCACGACCCCGGGCGGCTCGGTGATCTACCTCCTCGGAATGGACGCCGACGAAGGCGAAAAAGAGAAGGCGCTCGGCCAGAAGTTTGCCTCGGTCGTTATCGACGAGGCGGCATCCTTCACGATCGACCTCACGGAGCTAGTCTTCGGCATTCTCAAGCCGGCCGTGGCCGATTACCGCGGGCAAATCAGCATGATCGGCACGCCTGGCAACCTAAAGCGCGGGCTCTTTTTCGACCTGACCGAAGGGCAAGACCCGGGCGCGCCTGGGCGCTGGTCGAAGCTCGGATGGAGCGGCCACCGGTGGAGCGCGCGCAACAATCCGCACATGCGCGACAAGTGGGCCGCAGAGGTCGCCGACCTGCGCGCATCGAATCCGCGGATCGAGGAGACGCCGCTCTTTCGCCAGCACTATTTGGGCCAGTGGGTCGTCGACGACGACGCGCGGGTCTACCGATTCGACGCAGCGCGCAACGGATATCGAGGCGAGCTCCCGGTCGTTGTCGGCCGCGGCAAATGGCACCATGTCGTCGGCCTCGACCTCGGCTTCAACGATTCAACAGCCTGGGTCGTCGCGGCGTATCACGACAACGACCGGCGGCTGCATATCGTCGAGGCGCTCAAGGCCGAAAAGCTGGACATTACCGACGTCGCGCAGCGAACGAAGGCGCTGCTCGCGCGCTACGACGTCGACCGGGTCGTCGTCGACGGCGCGAACAAACAGGCGGTCGAGGAGCTCCGCCGTCGGCACGACCTGCCAATGACGCCGGCCGACAAGACCGGCAAGGCCGACTTCATCGAGCTCCTCAACGGCGATCTGATCGTCGGCAACGTGCGCGTCAACCTTGACGCCGCTGCGGTACTGGTTGACGAGTGGGGCGGGCTCGTCTGGGATCAGCGAGTGCATGGTCGGCGGGTCGAACATCCGGCCTGTCCGAATCACGCGGCCGACGCGGCGCTTTACGCCTGGCGGCATTGTTACGCTTACCTTGCCGAGCAGTTGCCGGCGCGGCCTGCAGCCGGCACGCCGGAACGGCTGGCGCTCGAGGCCGAGGAGCTTGAACGATTGGCGCTTGACGCCTGGGAACAGCGCGAGGCCGAGCGACGGGAGCAGCAGTACCAGGAGATACCGGCCGGCGAGTCATGGGGTGACGGATGGTGACGCAGGAAATGGACGATCTGGTCGAATGGGCACGATCGCGCGGCGTGCGCCGGGTGCGCCTGTCCGATGGCTTTGAGGTCGAGCTCGAGCCGCCGGCGAAAGTCGTCGGGCCGGTGTCCGACGAGCGGCCGGCGCCGATCGCTCCGGCGCTCGCCGACCTCGACGGGGCGGGGCTGTGCGCCTGCGGTCATTCCTGGCTTGAGCACGACCTTGGCGGCTGTCTCCTCGGCTGCTCGCACGAAGTTTGCACCTCCTCGGCGACTGCCGAGCCGGAGGCCGCGTCGTGACCTGGCGCGTCGAGCTGGGCGACAGTCGCGAGCGGCTCCGAGAGCTGGCCGACGCGAGCATCGACGCTGTCGTGACCGACCCTCCCTATGAGCTCGGCTTCATGGGGAAGAAATGGGATGCCTCCGGCATCGCCTACGACGTCGGCCTCTGGGGCGAAGTGCTGCGCGTGCTCAAGCCGGGAGGACACCTCCTCGCGTTTGGCGCGACTCGGACCTATCACCGGATGGCGGTCGCGATCGAAGACGCCGGCTTTGAGATTCGGGACTCAATCCATTGGGTCTACGGCTCCGGCTTTCCGAAGTCGCTGGACGTTTCGAAGGCGCTCGACAAGGCGGCAGGCGCGAGAGGAAATGAAGGCCGAAACATGCGCGTCGACAATGGCGCCGGAACGGCGTCGTATCGGGCGACAGTCGATCCGAAGGAGTATGTTCGACCTCCGGCCGTTACCGACGCCGCGAAAGCATGGCTCGGCTGGGGAACAGCCCTCAAGCCGGCGCATGAGCCGATCGTCGTCGCGCGAAAGCCGCTCGACGGCACGGTCGCGGCGAATGTCCTCGCGCACGGGACCGGGGCGATCAACGTCGACGGGTGCCGGGTCGGCGACGAGCCGAGGATCAATCCGCCGGCCGCAAATAAGCCGGGAGGCTCGTCGCTGAATCTTTCGGTTCGAGGAATGCCGACGGACGTCGAGCCGATGACCGCGACCGGTCGCTGGCCCCCCAACACAATCTTTTCGCACCTCCCCGAATGCGGCGACACCTGCGCCGAGAGCTGCGCCGTGGCCGAGCTGGACGCGCAGAGTGGCACGCTGACGTCTGGCGGCGGCATCAAGGCAAATAGGGGGACTATTGGACTTTACGGGATTGCATCCAACGTGCAAACAAACTTTCGCACCGACTCCGGCGGCGCGTCGCGCTTCTTTCCGGCCTTCCGCTACCAGGCAAAGCCGGCAAGATCGGAGCGGGACGCGGGACTAGAGGAGCTGCCAAAACGAAACAACATGAGGGTCAACGCTCCGAGAGAGAGCGAAGAAAAGAAGACCGCTTCGCGGTCCGCAAACTTTCACCCAACGGTCAAGCCAGTGGAGCTGATGCGCTGGCTTGTCCGCCTCGTCACGCCGAAGGGCGGCACCGTGCTCGACCCGTTCACCGGCAGCGGGACGACCGGCTGCGCGGCGATCCTCGAGCGGTGCTCATTCGTCGGCGTCGAGCTGTCGGACGAATACCGCGCGATCGCCTGCGCCCGTATCGAAGCGGCCGAGTCCGGCCGGCCGTGCGAACAGCTCGACCTTTTCGGAGGATGGTAAATGCCCAGGGAACAGATGACGGTGGAAGAGGCGAAGGCGCAGCTCGATGCGATGATCGAGCGCAAGTTGGCGACGCGCCGGGCGCTCGTTGACGCGGCGGTCAAGGCCGGCGTCGGGCAGCTGTCCCGGGTGCTTTCCGACCTGGACGAAGGGAAACGTCCCTGGTGGCCGGAGCTCGCGCCGTTGACAGGCGGCGAGCGAGGGGCGGTATATCGCGCGATGGCCGCGGGCGCGGCCGGGAGCTCCGACCATGTCGATTGATTATCGCTCGTTCTCCCTCGGCGGCAAGCAAGGCGAGGCGCCGAGTTCCGGCTCGCCGAATGCTCGATGGTGGGAGCTGGACGGCCAGCAGGCCGCAGACGGCATTTCGACGACGCTCGGTCGGATGCGAGACAATCAGACGCTTCGTCATACGCAGTGGGTCATTTCCGCGCGCCTTTACGGCAACCTCGCGCCGACCTCGCTCGCCGGCGTCTCCTTCTCAAAGCTCGCCACGACGCAGCCGGCCCTGCGCGACCGCGTCTCGTTCAACGTCATACAGTCGGCGATCGACACAGTCGTCTCGAAGATCGGCAAGAATCGACCGCGGCCGATGTTCCTGACGTCCGGCGGCGACTACCGACAGCAGCGGCGGGCAAAGGGGCTCAACGCCTTCTCGGACGGCCTCTTCTACGAAAACGGAACGCACAAGCTCGGCGTGACCGTATTCCGTGACGCGGCCGTCTGGGGTGACGGCTTCATTCACGTTTTCACGCGCAACGGGCGCGTCTGCCATGAGCGGGTGCTCCCGTCGGAGCTATTTGTCGACGACGTCGAAGCGGTCTATGGCGAGCCGCGGCAGATGCACCGAATCAAGATGGTTGATCGACACGTTCTCGCCGAAGCGTTCCCCGATCATGCCGACATCATCATGTCGGCGAACGCTGCACGGACCGAGGACACGTCGCGCGGCAACGTCGCCGACGTTCTCCTGGTGCGAGAGTCGTGGCATCTGCCGAGCGGGCCGGATGCCGATGACGGTCGGCACTGCATCAGCATTGACGGCGTGCTCCTGACCGAGCTTGAGCCGTGGCCGCACGAATTCTTCCCTTTCGCCCGGGTGCAGTGGTCGCCGCGTCTTTATGGCTATTGGGGACAGGGGCTCGCCGAGCAGCTGATGAATATCCAGCTCGAAATCAATAAGCTCCTGTGGGTTATCCAGCGATCGATGCACCTCGGCGCATCGTTCAAGGTCTTCGTCGAAAACGGCTCGAAGATCGTCAAGGAGCACCTCAACAACGACGTCGGAACGATCATCAACTACACCGGCACGCCGCCGGCCTACGTCACGCCGCCGATGGTGCAGCCGGAGGTCTTCGGCCACCTGCAGACGTTGATCGCGAAGGCCTACGAACAAGCCGGCATTTCGCAGCTATCGGCCGGATCGATGAAGCCGGCCGGGCTGAACAGTGGCCGAGCCCTGCGCGAAATGGTCGACATCGAAAGCGACCGATTCGCGACGATCGGCCGAGCGTATGAGCAGCTTTTCCTTGACGTGGCGCGTCTGTCGATCGCCTTTGTCAAGCAGCTGGCCGAGGCCGGCGACTACGAAGTCGCGACTCCCGGGCGCGCCGGGCTCGCTCGCGTCAAGTGGTCGGAGGTCGACCTCGAGGCCGACGATTACGTCATGCAAATGTTTCCGGTCTCGAGCCTGCCGAATGATCCGGCCGGACGCCTGCAGACGGTGCAGGAGTACGCACAGGCCGGATTCCTGACGCCGCGGCAGGCGCGCCGGCTGCTCGACTTCCCCGATCTTGACCAGGTCGAAAGCCTCGCAAACGCAGCCGAGGAGTATCTGGTCGGAGTGCTCGACGCGATGGTCGACGACGGCATCTACACGGCGCCGGAGCCGTTCGACGACCTCGCGCTCGCTCGCGAGCTGGCGCTCGAATACTACGCACGCGGCAAGTCGACCGGCCTCGAGGAGGAGAAGCTCGAGCTGCTGCGGCGATTCCTCGCGCAGCTGGACGCGCTCGAGAATCCGCCGGCACCGGCGCCGGCCGAGGAGCTGCTGCCGGCCGAGTCGACCGGGCCGGCTCCGATCGGGCCTCCTCCTGGCAGTCCGAGCGAGCTGATGCAGTCGTTGCTGGCCGCTGGCGGCACGGCTGCGCCGGTCGCGCCTCCCGTTCCGGTTCGACCGTCTGAGCTCGTCGCGCAGTAACGCGACAATCCGCGGCATGACGCCGCGACGAAAGGGAAGCGATGGATATTTCGGGATTCCAGGTGCAGGGCGTCACGCCGACAACGTCGGTTCCGTTGCCGGCTGCGAGCGAGGCGCCGGCGACCGCAGTCGATGCGCCCGTGGCCGAGACGACGGTCGCGGTCGAGGCTCCGGCCGAGCCCGCGGCGGCAGTTGCGCCGGCCGAGCAGCCGGCCGAGGAGAAGCCGACGAAGGTCGATCCGCGGTTCTCGGCGCTCGCGAAAAAGGAGGCGATGCTTTACCGGGAGCGCGAGGCGATCAAGGCGCAGAAGGCCGCGCTCGAAGCCGCGCACCGGCAGGTCGTCGCCTTCGAAGAGGCGCGGCAGATCGCAAAGCAAGACCCGCTCGCGGTGCTGTCGGCGCTGGGGCTGACCTACGACGACGTGACCGCGAAGGCGCTCGGCGTCGAAAAGCCGACGACGCCGGAGGCCGAGGTCGCCGCGGTGCGCGCCGAGCTTGAGCGGTTCCGCGAGGAGCAGGCCGAGGCGGCGCAGCGGGCCGAAGCCGCGAAGGCGCAGGCGCTCGAGGCCGAGCGGCAGGCGGTGATTGAGACGTTCCGTCGGGACGCTGTCGCGCACGTCGAAAGCAACCCTGAGAAGTATGAGTTGACAAGGATACACGAAGCGGCATCCTTAGTGCCGCAGGTGGTCGAGCAGCATTTCGCGAAGACCGGAAAGCTGCTAGACGTCGCGCAAGCGGCCGAGCTGGTCGAAAAGCATTTCGAGCAGCTGGCCGAAAAGGCAGCGAAGGCGCGCAAGTTCCAAGCGAGGACGGAAAGCCAAAAGACGACTCCGGCGTCAGTGCCGGCTGCATCTGCCGCGAAGGCTCCGGCTGCTGCGCCGTCGAAGACGCTGTCGAACACGCTCACGGCTTCCGCAGCAACGACCACAACGAAGGCTCGGACCGACGAAGACCGCATCAGGGCGGCGCTCGCGCGGCTCGAGGGCAGGTAAACAACCCGCGCGCACGACTGCGCGCAACGAAAAGAGCGGCGGATCGCCGCTCGCGAAGGTGCTCAAATGGCTGTCTCGACGACTTTTGATATGAGCGCGGCGAATGCCGCACTGAAGGAGCTCTACGACGACCAGAAGATTCAAAATCTGGTCTACCGCAACAACCCCTTCATGGCGATGGTGCCGAAGTTCACCGAGTTCGGCGGTAAGTACATGCCGCTGCCTCTGGTCTTCAATACCTCGCAGGGCCGCAGCGCCAACTTCTCGAATGCCCAGGGCAACCAGACCGCCGCCGAGGTGGTCTCGTTCGCGCTGACCCGCGCGCCTGACTACTCGATCGCACAGATCGACAACCAGACGATGCTGGCCTCGAAGACCGACAAGATGGCCTTCATCAACGGCGCGCAGCTGGTGATCGACAACGCAATCCGCGCGATCACCAACAGCATCAGCACCGGCCTCTTCCGCAGCGGGACCGGCTCGATCGGCAAGATCGGGACGATCTCTTCCGGCGTCATCACCCTGACCAACCCGGGCGACGTGGTCAACTTTGAGCGGAACATGACGCTCCAGGCGAACGCGACCGATGGCGGCGCCTCGCCTCGCGCTGCGCTCGGCTACGTCGTCGCGGTCAACCGTACCGCCGGCACCGTGACCGTCGCCTCTTCGGCTCTGGGCGGCTCCGCTGCCACGCCGAGCGGCTGGACCGGCAACGACTTCCTGCTGGTGCAGGGCGACAACAACGCGAAGATCAAGGGTCTCCTCGGCTGGCTGCCGACGACCGCTCCGACTTCGGGCGACAACTTCTTCGGCGTCGACCGCTCGGTCGATTCCGTCCGCATGGCCGGTGTGCGCTACGACGGCAGCGCGCAGAACATCGAAGAGGCGCTGATCGACGCCTCGCTGCTGGTCGCCCGCGAAGGTGGCGAGCCCGACGTCTGCATCATGTCCTTCGGCAGCTATTCCGCGCTCGAGAAGTCGCTCGGCGCGAAGGCGCAGTACATCACGATGCAGGGGCCGGCCGAAATCGCCTTCCCCGGCATTCGGATCAACGGCGCGAATGGGCAGATCAGCGTCTTCCCCGATCGCAGCTGCCCCCCGAAGACCGCGTTCCTGCTGCAGATGAACACCTGGAAGCTCTACAGCCTCGGCGATGCGCCGCACATCGCGCGCTACGCCGACGGCCTCGAAATGCTCCGCGTGTCCAACGCTGACGCCGCCGAGGTCCGCGTCGTGTCCTACTCCCAGCTCGGCTGCAACGCGCCCGGCTGGAACGGCGTCGTGCAGCTCGGCGCCTAATCACTGATCGCGAGAAAGGCCGGGCCGTGCTCGCGCGCGGCTCGGCTTTTCCGCACCAAAGGAGGAAAACAATGGCCAACCGTATGTTCAACCAGTTCCAGGGCACGCTCGAGAAGGGCGTCGTCCAGCTTTTCGCCGAAGTGTCGTTCGGCGCGTCCGGCGCTCCGACTCTCGTCCGCGGCAAGGGAATTGCCGTCAACGGCATCACGAAGTCGGCGACCGGAACCTATCTGGTCACGTTTCAAGACAGCTACGTCGCCACGCTGGGCCTCTCCTCGGCATGGAAGGGCACCGCTGCGCCGGCCGGCAACGAGGTCGTTCTCGATACCGACAGCATCACCAACGGAACGACGCCGACACTGACGCTCAAGGTCTACTCGACCGCGGGCTCGGCGATCGACCCGGCCAGCGGCGAGTCGGTTCTGCTGGCCTTCACGTTCTCGAACAGCACCGCGCTCTAAGCGGCGCAGGAGGTCGACCATGATCGACGAGAAGAAGACGGTCGCGCTGATCCTCGCGCAGCTCGAGCCGCACGAAGGGCTGGTCGTCGGCGTCGACTCCGGCGAGGGCGAGGAGGAGCTCACCCCGGAGGAGCAGCTGCAGGCGGTCGCGGGCGAGCTGGTCGACGCGGTCAAATGCGGCGACGTCTCGGCGGTGGCCGAGGCGCTGCGCGGGGCGTTCCTGCTGCTCGACTCGATGCCGCACGTCGAGGGCGAGCACGTCGAAGAGACGCCGGAGGAGGCCGAGCCGGAGGAATACGGCCATGAAGCCGAGCCGGTGTCGCATGAGGTTCGCGAGCGTCTGAGCGGCTGGGTCGAGCCCGGCGGCGAGGACGAGGGGTACGCCTTCGGCGGCAAGGCCCGCAAGAAGTATGCGAAGGGCGGAATGGTCCGCCGATACGCCGACGGCGGAATGGTCGCGCCGGCTGGGCCTGCCTGGCTGCGCGAGCTGACGACGCCGAGCACGCCGGCGACGATGCAGTCGCAGATGGCGCTGGCTTCGGCGCTGGGCAAGCGGTAACGATCGGCATGTGCGCGCCGTTGTCGCCGGCGGCGGCGCGCACTATGTCGGCCTCGTTCCCTCCGGCTCCTGGTGCCGCTCATGCCGACCTATCCGCAGATGTCCCTCGCCGAGATTCGGCTCGCCTCCCGGCAGCGCGCGGACATGGTCGCGTCGCAATTCGTCACTGACGACGAATTCAACAGCTACATCAACAGCTCGCTTGCCGAGCTCTATGACCTCCTCGTCTCAAAGTATGGCGACGACTACTTCGTCTCGCAGGCCGACATCAACACAACGCCGGACGCAGACCGATACGACTTGCCGTCGGACTTCTTGAAGCTCCTCGGCGTCGACCTGCGGCTTTCCGGAGGCCTCGACGGATACATAACGCTTCGACCGTTTACGTTTGCCGAGCGTAATCGCTACGCAACGGCCAACGCGCAAACGTGGATCGGCGTCACGAATCTGCGATACAGGCTATCGGCGAACAAGCTATGGCTGACGCCGTCGCCGCAGAATGGACAGCAGCTTCGCATCTGGTACGTTCCGCGCGTCATTCCGCTCACAAGCGACACGGACGTTTCCGACGGATACTCCGGATGGCTTGAATATGTGGTCGTCGACGCGGCGATCAAGGCGATGCAGAAGGAGGAGAGCGACGTCTCGGTGCTGCTGGCGCAGAAGGCGGCGCTTATCAAACGGATCGAGTCGGCTGCAGAGAATCGCGACGCCGGCAATCCGACCACGGTCGCCGACGTTCAATTTGCGTCTGGCGCGTGGCCGTACAACGCAGGATTTGGCGGCGGCGGCTGGGCGCCGTAACGCTCAAGGGTGACGAATGGCGACTCCGAATATGGGCCTGACGCTGCCGTCAGTCGGCGTGACGATCGGGCCGACCTGGGCATCGCAGCTGAATACCGCGCTCGAGGACGTTGACGCGCACGACCATTCTCCCGGCAACGGCGTTGCGATTACGCCGAGCGGCCTGTCGATCAACGCAACCCTGCCGTTCAACGGCAACGCCGCCGGCACCGTCGGCCGCGTCGAGCTGGTGTCGCAGGCCGCGACGACTGCGCTGGCGTGCAATGTCTACGTTGTCGCCGGCGACCTCTGGTACACCAACGCAAGCGGGACCGCGGTGCAGCTGACCATCGGCGGATCGCCGGCCGCTGGCGGCGGGTCGATTTCCGGCATGACCGGAACGACGGCCTCGGCGGTCTACAACAACGGCACCAAAGCCTTCGAGTGGAACCAGGCGAGCGGCCTGCGCGCGACGCTGGACGCCGGAGCGGTGCAGCTGCGCCAGGCAGGCGTCTCGTCTGCGGCCTCGGTGTCGCTGGCCGCACCGTCGACGGGCGTCACCTCGTATACGCTGACGCTGCCGGCGACTGCGCCCGCGACCGTCGGCCGGTTCCTATATTCGCTGCCGTCGGGAGCCGCGTCGTGGATACAGCCGGACGCATCGACCGTGGAGGTCTCCGGCACGACGCTGCAAGTCAAGGCGCTGGGTATCGGCACGGCGCAGCTCGCCGCGTCGGCGGTAACATCTGCGAAGATCGCAGCCGGAGCCGTCAATACATCGAACATCAACTATGGCGCCGTCACTGGCGGCATTGCTGGCACGTTGCCGACCGGATCGATCGCCTATCGGACGATCGCGACGGAAAACATCGCCGAGCTTGCTATCACCGGCGCGAAGATCGACCTCGCAACGATAACGTCGGCCAACCTTGCCAACAACGCCGTCACGCTCGGCAAAATCGCGACCGGCGCCGTCGCCAATACCAACCTCGTAACTGACGCCGTGCGAACGGTCAATATTCAAGACTTGAACGTCACGACGGCAAAGCTCGCCGATCTTGCCGTCACGACTGCAAAGCTCGCCGACCTTGGCGTGACGACTGGCAAGCTCGCGCTGCTGGCGGTCGGGACGGCGCAGCTTGCCGACCTTGCTGTCACGACTGCGAAGCTGGCGGATGCGAGCGTGGCGACCGCGAAGCTGATCGACTCAAGCGTGACGCCGGTCAAGCGCAGCAAGGTCTTCGGATATGGCAACTATACCAACCAGACGAACCTGCAGCTTTCCTCGGCCTGGACGGTGCTCCCGGTAACAAACACGCTCACTCCCGATCTTGCGGGCGACCGACCCGTGACGATTACAATTCAAGGCAATTCCGGAAACACGCAGGCCGAATTCACGCTCGAAAACAGAAGCGGCACGGGCGCAACGAAGACGTTTGCCGTTCGCGTGACGCTCAAGAATGGCGCCGGGACTAGCCTTCGGATCTGGAATACGTTGCTTTATATGAAGGGCAACGTTATGCAGTCATTCCCATCGATGGCGTTTCAAGACGTTATCAATGCCAACGAGAGCAACTGTTATGTCGAGCTTGCCTTGTTCGGCAACGGAACAGACATTTGGTTGAATGCGCTGTCCAACTTCTATTGGATGATTCACCAGTAAAGGGCGGGCTCATGCCGTTGCAGCGACAAACAATCACCTTACCGTTCGCGCTCGGCGTCGACACGAAAACAGACGGGAAGCAGGTCGCGCTCGGCAAGCTGTCGCGCCTTGAGAATGGCGTTTTCGGGACACTCAAGCAGATTCGGAAGCGCAACGGATACGCCGCGCTATCAACCCGCGTGACAACGTCGTCGGGATTTTCGCAGCTGACCGAGGCGTCGGCGCTGACGTCGTACCGTGACGAGCTACTCGCGATTGGACGATCGACGACCGCGTCGACCGAGGATCGGCTTTTCAGTTATGCCGAGGGCGCGCTCGCCTGGACTGATAAGGGGTCGATGTCGACGTGCTCGGTGGCGATGGATACCGTCGCTCGAGGTACGGTCGGCCGGACGTGCGTCGATGGCGCGACGACTGACAGCGGCCTGCAGGTCTACGCCTGGGAAGAGGCGGGCGCAATTCGGTACGCCGTTCGCGATACGATCAGCGGGCAGCTGATTATCACCTCGGGACTCGTCGCTGCCGCCGGCGTCAAGCCGCGGGTGGTTCCATTTATCGGCGGCGCGCTGATCTACTACATCGACACGTCGACGGGCGTTTTGTATGTGACGTCAATGCTCGCGTCGCTGGGGGCGTCACTGACATCGGCTTCGGCGCTGACGTCGGTCGTCCCCGGCACGGCAAACACGATGTCGTCGACCGCGGCGACGCGGTGTTTTGACGTTGTGCTGTCGGGCGTGCAGGTCATGCTCGCATTCTCCAACGATGCGGCCGGCGTGACGGTTCGGCGCTACGATTCAAGCAACGTGCTCTCCCCGGCCGCGCAGCAGGTCGCAGCTGTCGGAGCGTCGCCGAATGCGCTGGCGATTGCGATCGACTCGGCCGCGTCAAACGTGCAACTGCTCGCGGCGGTAACAACGAATCTTGTTTGCGCGACAGCCGACTCGCAGCTTGTCAATGCGTTCTCCGGCGCGAGCTCGCTTTTGATCTTGCCGGCCGGCTCTACCTGGCAGCAGCTCGGACTGGTCGCTGTGACGACGGCGCCGGCTTCGACTCGCTGGCGCATCTGGGCGACGCTGGTCGTTACCGCGACCGGCCGATATTCGACCGTCGTCGCGCAGGCAAGCAATACAGCTTTTACGACCTACACGACTCGGCGGTCGATCGGACTGGCGGCGAAGCCGTGGGTCTACAACGGCCGAGCGTTTGCGATGCTCGGCTTCGTATCTCGAACGACCGGCTCGCCGAGCGGCCTGCAGAATCAACTGGTCGTCGCCAGCGACTCGACCGGGACGACGGACTTCGAGCCGGTCGCCCGGGTGCTTTACACGACTTCGGCCGGCCTGCCTTCGACCGTTGCCGCTGGGCAGGCGACTCTGCCGACGGCTTCCGATGTCGGCGGCGATCGAGTGCGGATCGCAACGCTCGAGGCCTCGACGATCGGCGCGCCGGTCGGCGACGTGCAGTCGGTCGTCGGCGTTGTCGCTGTCGACTTCGACTTCTCGGTGTCGCCTCTGACCGATAACCGATCGGAGCTCGGCGGCTCGCTGATCTTCGGCGGCGGTCTGCCGATGCAATACGATGGAGTCGGGCCGGTCGAGCTCGGATTCTTGGTGTGGCCTGATGAGTGCAGCGTCTCGCTCGGCTCTGGCGGATCGCTGTCGGCGGGCGCTTATCAGTGGGTCGCAGTCTACGAATGGGCCGATAACAACGGATTTATTCATCGTTCGGCGGCATCGTTGCCGGCCAGCGCAACGGCAACGGCAAGCCAGCAGGCGACGCTGACGGTGTCGACGCTGACCATGACGCGAAAGGACGCGCGGACGCCGGTCAAGATCGTCGTTTATCGCACGCTCGCGAACGGGTCGGTCTTTTATCGCGCCTCGTCGTTGACGGCTCCGACGTCAAACGATGCGACGCAATACACGCTGACGCTGACCGATGGACTCGACGATGCAACGCTCGCGACTCGCCCGCAGCTCTATACGACCGGCGGCGTTGTCGAAAACATCGTCCCGGGTGCGCTCGACGGGCTCGCGGTGCATCGAAGCCGCCTCTGGGGCGTTGACGCGACGAATCGCCTCCGGTTGTGGTTCTCAAGGCAGGTGCAGGCCGGCGCGCCGGTCGAATTCTCCGACGTTTTGGTGTTTGACGTTGACGCTCGAGGTGGAGAGGTTGTTGCGCTCGCCTCGCTCGACGACAAGCTGATCGTTTTCAAGCGGACGCAGGTCTTTATGGTGGCCGGGCAGGGGCCAGACGCGACCGGGTCGCAAAACGACTTCTCCGATGCGGTGCTGGTGACGACTGACGCCGGCTGCATCGACGCGCGGTCGATCGTCACAACTCCCTCGGGGCTGATGTTTCAGTCGACGAAGGGGATCTATCTTCTCGACCGATCGCTCGGCGTCACCTATCTCGGAGCCGATGTCGAGGCCTACAACGGCGCGACGGTCGAATCGGCGCAGCTGATACCGACCTCGAACCAGGTGCGTTTCATTCTCTCGACCGGAGTCGCGCTCGTCTACGACTACCTCGTCGGCCAGTGGTCGGTCTTCACGAACCATCCGGCCGTCGACTCGGTCGTCTGGCGGGATAGCTTCTGCTGGCTTCGAGCTGACGGCACGGCGATGCAGGAAGACCCGACTCGCTTCGACGACGACGGGTCTTTCGTGCCGCTCCTGGTCAAGACCGGATGGATCGTTTTTCAAATGACCGGAGCTCCTGCGCTTGCCGCTGGCGGCAATCGGGCGCCGGAGCCGCTGCAGGGATACCAGCGAGCGCGACGGCTGCTCGTTCTGGGCGAATACGCCGGCGCGCATCGGCTCCGAGTGCAGGTCGGCTTCGATTACTCTCCCTCACCGCTGCAGGACGTCACGGTCACGCCGACGGCGCCGTCCGACTATGGCGCCGGTTCGCCTTATGGTGGCGAATCGCCTTACGGCAGCGAGTGGGATCTTTATCAGTGGCGCGTCGACCTTTCGCGGCAGAAGTGCGCCGCGGTGCAGGTGACGATTTCCGACGAGCGAAATGGAGAGGCCTCGAGCGAAGGCGTCCGATTGTCGGCGCTGGCGCTTGAGCTCGGCATGAAACCCGGAACGACGCGCGTGCCGACCAGTCACATGCTGGGGTAAAGTGCGCGCGCGAGAGGTGACAGATGGCAGTCGTCCAAATGCCCGAAGTGAAGATCCAGCAGCCGGCCGCTCCGACGCAATACGGGCAGGCGGCGACCGATGCGCTCGCCGGCTTCAAGGCCGCGGGCCAGCAAGCCGCCGAATCGCGCGGCGCGCAGACCTCGGCAACGGGCGCGGCGCTGGCCGGAGCTGGTGCGACCGAGGAGGAGCGTCGCCGGCTTCGGCAGACGCAGGAGGCGCAGGCCGCGCAGATCGGCGCCGAAGGGCCGGCTGACGTGGCGTCGCAGGCCGCGCAGCAGAAGCAAACCGAATACCTGCAGGGGCTCCAGGCGACCGGCGGCGCGCAGGCACTCACGGCGCAGCAGCAGGCCGACCTCGCGAAGGCGCTGCAGGCTTCGGCGACCGGCGGCGGCACCGTCGCGCAGGAGCAGCTCAAGCAGGCCTTGGCGGCAACGCAGGCCGCGACGGCGTCGCAGGTGGCGAGCTTGCGCGGGATCAATCCGGCGGCAGCGCAACGGCTCCTCGTCCAGCAGCAATCGGCGCAGGCCGCGACGACGGCCGGGAAAGCGGCCGAGCTCGGAATCACTGAGCAGTTCGAGGCGCAGAAGCTCCTCGCTCAAACGCTCGGACAGATGCGCGGGCAGGATATCGGCGCGCAGGAGTCGATGGCGCAGCAAGTCGCCTCGATGCTCACGACCGGCCGAGCGCAGGACATCGCCTCTGGCCAGCTGCAGACGCAGCGCGACCAGCTCGCGGCGAACATCCTGCAGGGCATTCGCTCCGGCGACGTCGACGCGGTCAACAGCGCGGTGAATGCGGCGTCGGCGCAACGCGCGGCCGACTTGAACGCTCGCGCGCAGGAGCTCGGTCTATTCAATGCGGCCGGCCAGCTCGACCAGCAGGCCTACCAGACGCAGATGCAGGCGGCGCTCGCGCAGGCGCAAATGGACTTCCAAGCGGGAAAGATCAACCGCGACGCGCTCGAGGCCGAGCAGAATTTTTGGCGCGACGTCGGCGTCAAAGCCGGACTCGGCCTTCTCGGTGCCGCTGGCAAGATTGGCGCAGCGATCGCGACCGGCGGAGCCTCGGTCGCCGCTGATGCTATTGGCGGCGCTGCAAACGCTGCTGCAGGCGGCAAGGCGCACGGTGGACGGATCGACGGCCGAGGGTTGGTGAAGGGCGACCATCCGGCAAATGACATCGTGCCGGCGCTGCTGTCGCCTGGCGAAATCGTCCTGCCACGGTCAATCGCGCAGGCGAAAGACGCGCCCGACAAGGCTGCGGCGTTTGTCGCGGCGCTACAGAAGACCGAGTCGAAGCCGATGTCCCGGGCGACTGCGGCGAAGCGAATTGCCGAGCTCGAGGCCGAGCTTGCCGCACTCAAGGCGGCGCGAGGAGCCCGCTGATGCTGGACAGGATCAAGAGCGCGGTCGAGCACGACGACCATTTCGCTGTCGACGATGGCAGCGGCGCGCCGTTCCGTGTCGCGAAGGCGGCGTTGTCGCCGGCGATGGTGGAGCGCGTGCGTCGCCTCTACTGCGGCGGAACGGTCGCGCGAATGGCGCTCGGCGGCGTTGCTGCGGTGCCGGACGACGTTGCTGCCGGCACGCTGCCTGATGACCAGGGCGGGTCAACGACCTCCGGCGTCATGGCTGCGCCCGACTTGTCGGGAGCTGCGCTTGATCAGCCGCTCGCGCTCCCAGCCGAGCTGACTACGCCGGCCGCGCCTCTGGCCGAGGTCGGCCCGCCGGCGCCGGTTGAAACGCCGGCTCCGCTGCCGGCACCGGTCGAGGTCGCGCCGGTCGATGTCGCGCCTGCGCCAGCTGCACCTACGCCGGCCGAGGTCGCTCCGGCACCTACGTTGACGCCGGCGACCGCGGCGCCCGTCGCGGCGCCGGCCGCTGCGGCTACGCCGCCGGTTGTTGCACCGGCTCCTGCTGTGCCGCAGCCGGCCGTCTCGGAAATCCCGTCTGTCACGGTAACGCCGGCAGCTATCCCGGCGGCGTTGCCGGCGGCTCCTGACGTTCGGGCGATGCTCGAAACGGCCGCGAAGGGATTTGCACCGGCCGGAGCCGAAGCGGCGGACATCGCCGCAGCGCGACCGCTGGCCGAAGCTCGGGCTGCTCGCGAACAAGCGGCCGACCGCGAACGACTTGCCACGGCCGAGCTCGCGCGTCAGGCAGCGATCGAGCGCGAGCAGGACCGAGTCGCAGCGGAAAAGGAAGCGGCCGACCTGGTTCGGATCGCTCGACAGCACGAAGAGGCGAAGCGAGCCGCGACAGTGGACCTCAACGCAAAGGCGCAGGCCTACCGTGACACCGAAACGGCGCGCGTCGAGGCGGGTCGCCTCTGGTCGAATATGGCCGGCTGGCAAACGGCGCTCGCCGGCTTTTCGATGCTGCTCGGCGGCGCCGTTTCGGGCGTGACCGGGAGAAGCAACGAAGCCGCGGACGTTATCGAACGCGCGATTGATCGCGACATCGAGGAGCAGCGGCGAGCGATTGCGGCAAATCGGTCCATCCGACTCAAAGAGTATGAGGCCGCGGGCGCGACGCTGTCGCAAGCCTCGGAGCTCCTGCGCGCGGACATGCTGAATCTGCAGGCCGCTCGAGCACGGTCGACGGCTGCGATGCAGACGTCTCGCGCAAGCCGCGACGCCTTCAACCAGCTCGCGATTTCGCTTGAAGCCAAACGCACGGCAGCGGTCGAAACGGCGCTCAACGACATGGGCGCGGCGGCAGTATCGGCATCGCTGGCGCGTCGCGCGCTGTCTCGCGACCAGCTCGCGCTGAAGGGTGAACAGCAGCGGCAGCAGCTCGCGGTGCGAGCTGATCGTCGCGCCGACGCGGCGCTTGCACTCGATCGCGAACGGCTGGGCCTTGAGAAACAGAAGCTCGCGATCGACGCGGCGAAAGCTGCGGCAGCGCAACGCGCGGCAGCGATCGGCGAATCTGCAGCGATTGCGGGTCGACTCGGACAGGCCTTGACTCCGGAACAATGGGCACGCATCCCAGAAGATAAGGAGCGAAATCGTTACGTTGCCGTCACGACTGATAAGGGCGAGCCTGGGTATCGACTCGCCATGTCCGACAAGGCCGCCGAGGAGCTTCGCTCGCTTGACCTTGCCGTCGAACGCGGCCTTTCAAATGCTAAGGATCTGGCAAAGTATATCGGGCCGGATGCGCCGACGATTCTGCCTGGCACGAAGGCAAAAGCCGAGTCGGAGGCGCTGCAGCAAAAGCTTATCATGGCGATCAAGAATATCGAAGACCTTGGCGCACTCACGCAGGCAGATATGGGCCTCGTGCGTCCGCTCATTCCAGACCCGCAGTCCTGGACTACAACGGCCGGACAGGAGGCCGCGCAGCTCAAGCAGCTCACCGATTCTTTCCGGCTGCTGCGAAAGCTGTCGCTCAAAAACAAGCTTGCGCTTTCGGCGGACGAGCGTAAGGCGATCGACGACGAGGTCCGCGCGGAAGTTGGAGCGCAGACGGGAGGCGCGAAATAATGGCCGATCAAGCGGATCTGCTCGCGCAAGCCGAGGAGCTGCCCGATTACGAATTCCGGCCGGGCGATGTCCCGGTGCTGGTGTCCTCTGGCACCGGCTCTTTCGTCAAGGTGCCGCAGCGGGCGCTCGGTCGCGCGAAGACCGAGGGCTTCATACCGCTCGGCCAGGCCGACGTCGATCGCGAGCTCCGACGGCGACAAGCGGCCGAGGAACAGTCCGGCATTCTTCCGACGCTCGCGACCGGCCTCGAGGCCGGTCTCGGCGCGCTGACGTTCGGGGCGACTGACTACGCACTGAAAAAGACCGTTTCCGCGCTCGCCGGCATTCCGGAGGAGGAATACCTTCGGCTGCGCGAGGAGCGGATGGGCGCGTCGCCGATTGCGGCTACCATCGGCGAAGCGGCCGGCATTTTGCTGCCAGCAGTCGCGACCCTCGGAGGCGCTGCGGCCTTGACGCCGGTCGGCGCTGCGATGCAGGCCGGACGCGCAGCAACGGCCGCAGTCGAGGCCGGAGCAGTCGGTCGTGGCCTTGCGAGTGCGGCGCTCGGTGCGCGCGGAGGAGGCGCTCGACTGGCTGCGGCGGCGCTCGGTAGCGTGGCGCCGAAGGTCGTCGGCGGCGCAGTCGAAGGCGCGCTATGGGGCGCCGGGACAGGCGTTCGCGAAAGTATCCTCGGGAAAAGCGACGACGTCGCCGAGGCGGTCGCCGCGCACATGGGGACCGACGCGCTTCTTTTCGGTGCGCTCGGCGGAACGATGGGGCTCCTTGAGCCGGCGCTTCCGGTCGCGCTTGAGGGGGCGAAGAAGGCGGCGAATGCAGCCTATGAGCGGATGCCGTTTTTCGGCCGGCGGGCGCTCCTGGACGCTGCGGTCGCAGCTCCGGAAAAGACCGGCATCGCAGCCGAGACGGCGCGCAAGCTCTACGCCGAGCGCGAGGCGCTGACCGAGCTCGACTCAAAGCTGACGGGCGCGCTCGACGTGCTGGCAACAACGACGCCGGAGCGCATCGACCAGGTGCTCGCGAACGTCGACGAGGTCCGGTCGCTGGTTGGCGGGCCTGCCGATCCGAAGCAAGTCCTCGCTGCGATTGCTGCGGCGCCTGCCGAGCAGGCCGAAGCGGTGCTGTCGGCGCTGCCTGGACTGCGCCCGCTGATGGAAGTCTCGAAGACAACGGTTCCTGACCTGCTGGCGGCGCCCGTCGACCAGCTGGCGGCGATCGTCGGCAACGCTGACGCGGTCGCGCTCCTCGAGCGGCAGATCCCCGGATCGTTTCGGACGATTCTTGCGGCGCCGGCAGAGTCCGCAACTGCGGCGCTCGCGAATGCCGACGGTGTCCTGGCGCTTGAAAATCAGGTGAAGGGCTCGCTGAAAAAGATTCTCGCAGCGCCGGCCGATCGGGTGCCGAGCGCGCTGTCTGCGGCTGACGGTATCGCGCGCCTTGAAACGATCAAGCGAGGCGCGCTCGATACCATTCTGCAGTCGCCCGCTGATCGTTTCGCAGCGATTGCCGGCCACGTTGACGGCCTTGCGGAGCTGCAGCGATACGCTCCCGGCGATGCGCTGCAGCAACTATTACAAGCCGATTCGGAGCCTGCGCTTGCGGTGCTTCGCAACGCCGAGTCCGTGGCTACTCTGGAAAGGACACAGCGCGGAACGATGCGCTCGCTGCTGGATGTTTCGCCGGAACGCGCCTCGTTGATCGCCGAGAATGGCGGAGGCCTTGCGATGCTCGAGCGTGAGGCGGGCGGGACGGTGCAGCATCTTCTCGAAGCGCCTGCTGACGAAGCGGAATTCTTCGCTCGACATGCGCCGCAGATCGCCGCGCTCGAGGTCGACGCGAAAGGCGCGACCGATGTTCTTCGGTCGGCAACGGCAGAGCAGCGAAACTGGATCTTGTCGAGGTCAAACGATCTGATCGCGATGGAGCGCGAGCTGCCCGGTTCGATCAACAGTTTTCGGTCGCTTGTGACTGGCGAGGAAGGGGTGTGGTCGGCGCGTGAGTCGGACGCACTGCTCGATAACTGGCGCCTTATCATGCGAAATCCGAATGAGCGCGAGCGAGTCATCTCGCAACTGATCGAGGACAAGTCGGCTCAATATTCTTCCGGCCAGAAGCTAATGCAGGAGCTCTATACGACCGCGAAGGCTGATCGTCGTGAAATGCTGCGCGCAATCGGCGAGCCTGGCGGACCACCATCGTTGCAGGGAGTGCAAACGGCACTCTCCGACCTGACAGCTCTTACAACGGAAACAGCCGACAAAATGCTGGCCGACTCGCTTACCTATAGCGAGGCGCACGCTCGCGACGTGGCAGGCCTTGCAAAGCGTATGCGGGCCGAGCTTGTCGGTGTCGCTCCGGTCGAGGCAACGGCAGAAGCGACGCAGCAGGCGAAACGTGCGGCAGGCCTTTTGACAGACCCATATGAAGCATTCGAGCGACTGTCGGCGATGCGGACGGAAATCGGAGAGGTCATTGGCGGATTGAAAAAGAAGCCGGATCTTTTGCTTGCCGAGAAGAAGTCGCTGCAGGAGCTCAAGAAGCTTTATGGCGCGATATCGGAAACATTCAAGGACTCGACGGTATGGGGCGAGTCGGCGGCTATTCGAGCCGAAATTGACGAGCTCAATGCCGCATGGAAAAGCGCGACCGGGCCGGGATCGGTTATTCGTACCGAGTTTATGACGAAGCGGACGGTTGGAGGCGAGACAGTCTTTGAGTTCAAGCCGACCAAAATCAATACTTGGGTAAATCAAATCGGAGATGCACGGACCGAGGCGCAGGTATTCGCAGCGCAGTCGAAAACGGAGGCATTCCACGAGCTGACATCACTGCTCAATCGAATGGTCGATGTTGGAACGAGGGCGGTTCCGTCGATCGCGAAGGGAGCGGTCGACGTCGGAGAGGCAGAGATTCGATCGTTGGTGCAGCGATCGATCCAATCCTCGTCAGACTTGGAAAAGCGCGCTCTTTATTCGCGCATATATAACCAGCTTTCGCCTCTGAAAAGCAGCGAGAAGGCCGGAGGCACGCTCGGTTTCCGACCGGGATCGGTAAACCTTGGCGGATACGCTCATGGCGTGCCGACGGCCGGAACGACTGGCGCGACAGTCGCGCCGATCGTCGGACGCGAGGTCGTCGAAGCGACAGCTGCGCGAGAAGCCGTGCTGTCACGGGAGGCACAGGCGCGAGCTGTTGCGGCCGAGCAGGAGACTATGCTCGCGAAAGAGCGCGCGGTTGAGCTGGGCCGGCGTGAAGCCGAGCTCGCGCGCCGATCGCGACTGCTGGCCGGCGCGCCTGCCGGCGTCGTGACCGAGGCAGAAGCGGCAGCTGCCGAGGCGCTCCCGGGCGCTGAAGCCTTCGCTGAGTCGCTTGCCCGTCGGACGGCTGGCGCAATCCCTGGCGGTGGAGCCGTGACCGGCATCGTCGACCTGATGAAGGCCGTTCCTCGCGCGCAGTGGCAGGTGACGGCGCGCGTGCGCGGCATGGTCGCGGCCGAAAAGCGCGGCGTTGAGCTCGCGGCAAAGCTCGAGGCCGGAGCGAAGCGTCTCCTCGAGGTCGGCAAGGTCGGCGGCAAGGTCGCGATCATCGAAGGCCGACGAGCCGAGCGAGGCGAGACGCTGAAAGAGCGCGCGAAACGGCGAGAGGCGATTGTCGATCGAATGCGAAAGGTCGCGCAGCTGGCGAACGACGCCGAGGCCTTCGCGAATCATGTCGGATCGCAGGGCGCTATCGTTGCGGGCGAGCTCCCCGAATTTGCCGCGTCGATTTCGGCGACGACGAAGGCGGCGCTCGACGTGCTGGCCGAGGCCTTGCCGTCGATGCCTGACGCGCAGCTCGACCGCTGGGAGCCGAGCGCGGCTGAGATCGCAAAGTTCAATCGGTGGAACGCAGCGATCAACGATCCGACCTCGTTGCTGGCGCGTGCTCGCGAGGGCACGATTACCGCGGACGAAGTCCGTGCTGTCGAGCGCACCTATCCACGGGTGATCGCGCAGCTGCGCGCAACGGTACAGACGCAGGTCAACGCGGCACAGACGAAGGGCGTCACGCTGTCTCGACAGCGGGTCCAGGCGCTTGAGACGCTTCTTGGCTACTCGTTGACGACCGAGTCGTCCTCGGGTGCGATGCAGCGGGCGCAGCAGGTCTTCGGAGGCGCACGACGAGGAGAGACGGAAAAGAGCGATACTGTCCGGCCGCTGCCGGGCGCGGCGCGTGTCACATTGGGGAATCGGTACATGACGCCGCAACAAGCGGCAGCGGAGCGATAATGGGCAACGGAAAGACGGCAAATCGACGCGCGGTCAAAACTGGCAAGCTCGCGGTGTCGCCGACGAAGCGGCAGGAGTTTGTCGAGCGCGGGCTACTGGCGCAGGGCGGCACCGTTCGAGGCGCTGCCGCCGGCGAGGCGCCTCCTCGCGATCAGGCGGCGTTTGTTCGCGCGCTGCTGGGGCGCTGACAGATGCCGACGCCGCACGTTGTCGCGAAGGTGCTCCTCGCCGACCCGGCGGCGAATCGCTGGGTCGACCAGCTGCTCGCGGTTCTGAATCCGATCCTCCGCAACGTGGCCGGCGATCTTTCCGGTCCCGTCTCGGCGCCGGAGGTGCGCGGCTGGTACGGCCTGCCGCTCGGTGCCGGCATGGCAACGCCGGCCGTCGACCAGGTGCCGAAATGGAACGGCTCGGCCTGGGTTCCAGGTACAGCCGGAACGGCAGGCGCTATCACGGCGATCAACGTCGTCGGACCATTGTCCTCGACTGGCGGAACGACGCCGACGCTGTCCATCCTCGGCACGCCTGCAGGTGGCGGCGCTTATGCGAACGGAACGACGCTTGCCTTTACTGCGGCCGGCACCGTCGGGCAGGTGTTTACCTCGCAAGGCGCAAGTCCGCCGATATGGCAGACGCCGACGGCCTCCTTTACGGGCGCAGGCGTCGGAGCGTATCGAGCGACAACGGCGACGCCGGACACAATCGCGCTCACGGACTACACGGTCGACGTCACAACGACCGGAACATTCGTGGTCAACCTGCCGACAGCTGGCACAGGTGCGGGACAGGCTCCGAGCGGTCGTGTTTTCATTGTCAAAAACACCGGTGGCGCAACAATCACCGTCACGCCGGCAGGCGCACAACTGATCGACAGCGCGTCGACATTTGTCATGCAGACGCAGTTTGCAGCGTTCACGTTTCAGTCGACCGGCTCGGGCTGGGTGCTGCTGTGAGTTATGAGCCGTTCGCAAGGCCGCAAACGAATCGGACACTGCATACGTCGGCGGTCTATCGAGCGACGATTCGAGGCGATGCCTGGGCCAACCAGGTGCAGCAAGTCATCGTTCCTGCGCCGCATCTGGGCCGGTTCTGCCCAATCGACATTTGGGTGCATGGCGACGTTGTCGGTTATCGATCAACGTCGGGTTATCCTCTGATGTCGCTCGGATGGACGTTTACTTCGGCCGCGCAATATGTCGATCTGGTCGCTGCATCGACGCGACCGCCGGACGAGGTCAATCGATTTGTTCAGTGGACGGCAATTGGCAGCGTGGCAACGCCGGTGCATCCGGTGCCGGCCGCGCAGCCGATCATTCTTCGGGTCGGAACATTCGCCAGCACAACGACCAACAGCGCAGCCTTCACACAGCCGGTGGTCGGCGGCACGGTGCTCGTCTCACTCTCGCCAACGGCTGCATGGCCGATCGTTGGCGGTACGGTCTATATCGGCGCGGCCGGCGCGGCGTTCGACGTCTACACATGCACGGCAACAACGGGCGCTTCGCCGTTTGCATCAATAACGTTGCAGCTGGTGCAGGCGAATGTCGTTGCACCTGGCGGCACCGTGCCGAGCGGCCGGCAGGTCGGAGCAGCGGCGACATATTCGCTTTTCATTCATGGCGTACATCGGAAAGCGCAGTGGTGACGCATGTCGTATTTGCCATTCGGAATGTCACCGAAAGGGCCGATCGGACCGACGGTTCCGATCATCAACGATAAGACTCCGGCGCGCTCGCTGGTCAATTTGGTGGCGCACACCTCAAGGCCAACGCTGACCGCAATCGGCGCAAACACCATCTTTACAACGGCTCCGGACCGTGGTCGGTTTTTCCCAACGGCTGTCTGGTTCAATCCAGACATCGCGACGGGCGCGAGCGCGACGCCGATCATTCGGATCGGATACACAAACAGCGGAACGGTATATTCGGACTTTGTTTCGGCGTATACGTTCCTCTCGTCACTGGTCGCTGGACAGTTTTTTGAAATACCGCTCAAGGCTGACGCAACGGGCGCGCCTCCAACGGGCCGGTTCTCGGCTCCTGCATCAACGGCGATCGTCTGCTACGTTGCGACCGCGAGCGCGAGCGCGTGCTCCGGCGACCTTATCGTCTCGGGGTTCTACGCATGAGCCACCTTCCTGCGCCGGATCGCACGGCAGTCCCGACAACAAATCGATGGGCCGAGGCGACTGGATACGTCAACATTCGCGTTGCGAATGTCTCAACGTCAACGACGGCAGCTTTTACGCAGCCAGCAGTCGGCGGCACTGTAACCGTTGCTGTTAGCACATCGACGGCCTTCGTCCCTGGCGATACCGTCGCTCTTTCGGGATCGTTGGCGACTTATCGAGGCGGGTTCTATTGCGTCGACAGCAAGCCAACCTCGACGTCGATGGTGCTGCGACTTCTTGACGCTGGCATTTCGCCGGGCGGCACTGTGGCGAGCGGAGCCGATTGCCGCAGCGTCACGCCGCTGATGATCGCTCCATCGGCCCGCGGGTCATTCGTTGTGACCGACCTTTATGCGGACAGCCTTGCCTGTCCTGGCTTCGGCGATACGACTCGATGCACTATTTCAATCGGATGGAATAAGGGCGGAACGCCGTTCTCTGAATACTACAGCGCGCAGCAGCTCAACTTCGTGGCATCATTGTCGAGCGGAACGTCGGCCGCATCGCTCGGCGCAGCTTTTACGCAGCCCGCGATCGGCTCGACCGTCGTCGCAACGCTCGCGGCACCTGGCGCTTATTCGCTCGGAACCTGGGGCTTCCCAATAAATACGGTGCTGCAGGTGCTCCGAGGCGGCGTATACAGCGTCTCAGCGTTGCAGACGACGACGACGACGGCCAACTATACGCAGCCGGCCGTCGGCTCGTCGGTAACGATCAACGTCACAAGTTCGACCGGCTTCGCTGTCAACGATTACATCTTTGTTTCAACGGCAGCAGTCGCCGGCGCTGGCGCTTACCAAATTACCGCAACGACAGCGACAAGCATCACCGCGCGCCTTGATAACATCGGCTCGTCTTTCCTGCCGGGTGTCGCTTCGGCCTCGGTGGTTGCGTCTGGCGCTACCGTGACGCACGCGCAAAAAATGACATTGACGCTGCTGCGCGACTCAAGGCTGGCGACCGGCCAGTCGGTCGCGACCGGAAACAGTGTTTTTTCCTATCGCGAAGGCAAGACAACGACGACCGCGACCTTTGTCCAGCCGACGTCTGGAACGACGGTGCTCGTTACGGTCGCCGACAACACCGACTTCGTCGTTGGCACAACGGTATGGGTCAACGTCGGCTTCGGCAGCTCGGCCGGCATCTACTCCATCACCAGCAAGACCGGGCTCGACAAAATCCTTCTGAACCTGACAACGGTCATCGATTATGCCGTCGCCTCGACTGTCCCGATCGGTGCAACGCTACACGTCAGACGGCAGGCCGGGCAGGTGCTACCGCTGCGGACGAGTGGAACATCGCGTCTTTCGGTCGACCCGGGCGCGCCGATCGCCGCCTACGTTTCCGTCGCGGGAGATCCGACCGCCTGCGGACTGGTCGCGATTCAACTTCGAGGGTATTTTGTGTCCTGACGAGGTGCCCGATGGAATGCCAGCGGTGCGGAAATTCGACGATCTTCCTCGCGCATGACGCGCAGTCCGATCGGCACGTCTGGGAGGAGGAGGCCGGCGAGCTCGGCTGTGTCTGCCAGCCGGAGCCGGTGTGTGCGATCTGCGAGGCCTCGAGGGTCCGCTCCGACGGGCTCCTCCTCCTCCCTCGACCGCTGGCGATGCGAGCGGTTGCGTCTGGGTCGCAGCTGCGGCACTAAGGGGAAAGCATGACGCCTGCAGACGTCCAGAGACTACCGCTACACGTTCGCGAGCTGGCCGAGCTCGCGCGCGAGCTGGCGCCGCCGGCCGGCATCTCGCCTTGGCTAGTGCTGGGGCTCGCGTTTGCGGAGTCCAACTTCGGCCGAGCACTCCGCAACGGCTCCGGCGACTTTATCCCTCGCCCGTGCAATCCGGTGCGTGACGCGCTGCTCGCGAAGGTGCCGCTGCCCGGGGCGGTGCAGCGGACGCTGGCCGACGGCATTCCGGCGCGCGGCATCAAAGGGCCGGTCGCCGCCTGGGTGCCGATGTCGCAGGGGTGGGGCGTCGGCGTTTTTCAAATCGACTGGGAGTCGCACCATCCGTTTATCGCGCGCGGCACCTGGCAGCAGCCCCGGGCCTGCATGTCCTATGCGCTCGAAATCCTGACGGCTGCGCGTGACTATCTATCGAAGGCCTGCGCCATTCGAGGCGACGAGCTGATCGACGCAACGATCGCCGCCTACAACGCCGGCGCCGGCCGCGTCGCGAAATTCGTCCGAGAGAATCGCAACCTTGACGATGCGACCTTTCATCGCGGGTATATCGGCAAAATCAAACAAAAAGCCGACGAGCTGGCCGGACGGCCTTTTTCGTGGCGCCTCGAGGTCGTCAATGGGTGAGTCGCTGACATGGCCGGTCGTTGTCGGCTTATGCTCGCTGATCGGAGCCGTCGCGGCCTTTATGGCGGCGACATTTCGGGTTCGAGCCTGGGTGACAGAGACGGCGCTTGAGGCGATAGAATCACGCGAGGGTCGGTCGACTGTGGCGAGCATCGCAGCGGAGAGGCAAGTGCGAATCGAGGACAAGCTCGACAGCTTGGCGAAAAGCGTCTCGGAGATGGTGCCGCGACTTGAAAGCCGCCTTGACAGCCTGCAGGCGCAGGTGACGCAGCAGATCAGCAAGCTCGACGCCGAAACGCGACAGCTCGAAATCAGGCTCGCTCGAATCGAACACAACAACGCGCAGAGGTAACATATGGCGAAAACGAATCCGATCACGACGGCGACGGGCAAGGCAACGGCGTCGCTGACGACCTACAACGGCTCGAAAATCACGTTTCCGTTCCAGGCGAATCGCGTCTCGGTCGGAGTGATTTCGAGCACCGGCTCCGGCGATCTGGTGCTGTCGCTTGACGGCGTCAACGACTCGATGCGACTGCATAACACGTCAGGGATGGATTCCTTTACTCTGGAAATGCAGCGGGCGTCTGAGATTTATTATCGCGTCGACGACGCAAGCACAAGCTACACCTTTGTCGTCAACGCCGAAGCGCCTGCATATCCCAACATCTTCTGAGGTTCCGATGCTTGACGAGATACTGAAAATCGCCGGCGCTGTCGTGCCGTTGCTGTCCGCGCTCGCGTCGCTTGTCAATCACCTGGTCCGCAACGCACAGGCGAAGGGCGAGCAGCCGGCGCCGATGCTTCTGGCGACTGGCGCCGTGCTGAACGCTGGCGCCGTCAACGTCGACAAGGCGGCGCAGCTTGTCACGCTGCTGCGGAACAAGTGAGATGGAGCGGCTGCGCTCGCTGGTCGGGTTCCTTCTGACGCTGTGCGCCGGCATCATCGCGACCGTTTTCGTCGTCGCCGGGCGGATCGACGAGTGGCGGCGCGAGCGGCGCGAAACAGCTGCTCGAGCGGCTGCAGCCGAGCGGGCCGATCGACTGCGGCAGCGAGTGCGCGAGGTCCGACGCATCGCCGACGAGCAAGCCGAGGCCGCGGCCGGCGAGAAGGTGCGACGCATCGACGCCGAGCTCGAGCGCGACCGAGCGCGCGACCCGGTCGAGGTCGCGAATGAGCTCGTCGAAGAGGCGCGCCGTGGTCGGTCGTAGCCTCCTCCTCGCGCTCTCGCTGGTGCCGGCGCTGGCCAAGGCCGATCCGGCTTGCCGGCGAGAAGCCGACGGCCGGGTGTCCTGCACCAGCGACGGCTTCGCCTCGCTCGTCAATGTTGCGCGCTCGGCGCGTGCCGAGCTCGAGGGCTGTCAGACGCAGCTCAACCTCGCGGTCGAACAACGCGACGCCGCGGTCGCCGATCGCGACGCCTGCGAAGGGCGTCCGATTGAGCCGGCACCGGCGCCGATCTTGACGCCGGCGCGTCCGTCGCCGTTTGTTGTCGTCGGCTTCGCGGTTGGCATTGTCGGCGCGCTCGCGCTCGGCGCGGCTGGCGCTTCGCTGCTGGCGGGACCGCAGGTCGGCAGCTCGGCCGTTTTGGCGCTGACGGGCGCCGGCGTTGTCGGCCTCGGTGCCGTGCTGGTGTCCTGGTGACGCGGTTCCTTCTGCCGCTCGCGATCTTCTGCTCGATCGTCGCGGCCGGTCGTTGCGCGGCGAACAATTCGACGCGGTGTCGCTGGACTCCTCGGCACCGTGACACGCTGACCGAAAACATCGATGGAGGCTGGAAATGCCGTTGAAAAGCAAGGCGCAGGAGCGTTTCCTTCGCGCGGCCGAGGCTCGCGGCGAGGTCAAAAAAGGCACGGCCGAGCGATGGCGCGAGGAGACACCGAAGCGCAAGCTCGAGCGACTGCCGGAGAAGCTGACCGAAATCAAGGATGCGCCCGGCGGCAAGCGAAAGGCCAGCAAATGAGCGAGAATCCAAAGCCTCCCTCGCGTGTCCAGGCCGTCGCCCGCAAGGCGCTTGCCGACCGTGCCGAGCACGGCCGCGGCGGAACAGAGGTCGGCGTCGCTCGCGCTCGCGACCTTGCGAACGGCCGCGGCATTCCGCCGGAGACGCTGCGCCGGATGCGCTCGTTCTTCGCGCGGCACTCGGTCGACCCGAAAGACGATCCGACGTCTGCGGCGTCGATCGCCTGGCGTCTTTGGGGCGGCGACAGCGGCCGGCGCTGGGTCGAGTCGCAGCTCAAGAAGCTCGAGGACTAACCGAGCACCGTCGATCTACCCGCGGCAACGCAGAGCCGGCAGGCGCAACGCCTCGCTGGCTTTCGTCGTTGCGCGGCGAGCTGCTGCGCGGCGAGTCGGTCGGCGTCGTTGCGCGGCAGGCCGGCGTCGACCTCAAGGATGGCGGCGCGCTCAAGCAGTTCGGCGGGATCGATGGTGACTGTCATGCGACGAATCTACCGCAAAACAAGCCGCGCGCGAAAAATCGACACGGGCGCGAAAAAAAGAAGTGGACGCCGCGCGCGTCTCTCGGTATATGTCTCGTCACTGGCAACGCGGCGCCGACGAAAGACCGCGAGGAGAAGCGACCATGCGATTCCATGTCTCAATTTACGGTCCGAAGTTCGCTCCCAACTTTCGGGCGGACGTCGAAGGATACATCGCGACCACGGTGCGCGAAGTTCGCGCGCTGCGGTGGCAGGAGTGCCCGACGCGCGACCAGGTGCGCGAAATTGTTGCGGCAAACAAGGCTGCGAAGATCGCAGCGGATCGCACGCTGGCCGAGTGGCGCCGCGAAGTCGGCTATTGATCGCAGAGCGGGTGCGCCGGCGATCGACCGGCGTCCTACGCTTCGGCCGAGCGGTTCAACGGAGCCGACACCGTCCCGGCGCGCTCGCCTTCTTTGTTGACGCCGCGCTCGCGGCGTGACACAACCCGCACGACCGACGCCGGCGGAATCCGGCGATAGGAGCAGCGACCATGAGGATTCTGATCGATCAATACCGGCAACTCGCCGACGATGCTGCGGACCGCGTGTCTGCCGTCGCGGCCGAAATGCTGGCCGGCAACGCAACCCTGCAGCAGCTCGGCGAGGCCTTCGACGTCTTTCGGCACGTCGACGGGCAGCTCGCGCAGCTCGAGCGGCAGCTGACCGTCCAGGGGCGGGTCTACATCCTGCGCCGTCGTGTCGGAGGGGCGATCTAATGTCGACCCTGCTTTCCTGGCCGTTCAACTGCGGCGAGACGATCGTGCTCGCCATTTTCGCGGCGGCATCGGTGACGATGCACCGCTGGTTTCCGAGGGGCTGACCATGACGACGACGAATACTACCGCGCTCGCCACTGCCGACGCGCGCACCGACCGAGCGGCCTTTGAGCCGGCGACGCTGTCCGAGGCGTTGCACGTCTCGCAGGTGCTCGTCGCTTCGAGACTGCTGCCGCGAGCGATTCAGACGCCGGAGGCCGCATTTGCGGTGATCGCGACCGGCCGCGAGCTGGGATTGTCGGCGATGCAGGCGCTTCGAGCGATTCACATCGTCGAAGGCAAGCCGACGCTGTCGGCCGACCTGATGGTGGCGCTCGTAAAGCGGTCGCCGGAGTGCGTTTTTTTCCGGATGGTCGAGAGCTCGGCCGAGCGCGCGACCTATGAGACGCAGCGACGCGGCGAGCCGTCGCCGACTCGGCTCGGCTACACGATCGAAGAGGCGAAGGCCTCCGGCGCAGCGACGAAAGACAACTGGCGCAAGTTCCCGGCGGCGATGCTGCGCGCTCGAGCGGCGTCCGCGCTGGCGCGAGCTGTCTATCCCGACCTCGTTCTGGGCGTTTACGACCCCGACGAGCTGGACGTTCGCGACACCGGGCCGGTCGCGGTGCCTGCGCCGGTCGCGGTTCCGGTCGTTGTCTCCTCGGCGCCGGTCGCTGTCGCGGTGGAGACGCCTGCAGCACCGGCTCCGGCAGCTCGTCGCTCGCGCAAGGCCGAGCCTGCGCCGGTCGTTGTCGACGTCGAGCCGGTTGCGCCGGTCGAGCCTGCCCGCACGGCGCTCGACGAGGTGCTCGACGAGCTCGCGATCGCGGCCGACCTCGCGACCGCCTGCGCCCTTTTCGACGGCGCCCGCGCTCGCCTCGAGCCGGCACAGCTGCCGGCCGTCTTCGGCGCCTTGCTGGCCGGATGCCGCAACTTGCCGGACACGAATCAGGCCGCGGGCGTGCTCACTGCCTGGAAAGCGGCCGGCGTCAGTCTGCCGGCGGACGTATCGGCGGCGATGCGCGCGGCCTACTCGGCGCGCCGGGCCGAGCTGCAGAAGGGAGGCGTCTGATGCGACCGACGGCAAGCTCGTTGCCGCTGCTGGCGAAATGCCAATGGTGGGCCGGCGAAAAGGTCGAGGGGCGGTCGCTGGCAGTCACGCCGGAGATGCAGCGCGGAACGGCGATTCACGCCGCAATCGAAGCGACGGTGCTCGGCAAGCCGGCGCCCGACGACCTCGACCTCGAGGCCTCCGAAATGTTTGCGACATGGCTCGACTGGTGGGATGGCGGGCGCCCGGGGCTTGAGCACAGTCTCGCGGGCGAGTGGCAGGCCGAGCAGGCCTTCGCATATCGGCCGAGCCTCGACGTCGGTCGGTCGCTCGGTGCGATCCGCGGCCGGGCCTATCCGCCGACCGAGCCCGACGAAATCGCCGGCACGGTCGACGCGCTCCTGGTCGACGAGCGCGCCCGTGCGGCGCTGGTGATCGACTGGAAGACGGGCGACGACCGAGCGGGCGTGACTGCGGACGCCGAGGACAATCTGCAGCTGCGCGGCTATGCGCTCGCCGTCTCGCGTGCGCTGGCGCTGGACGAGGTCACGGTCGCAATCGTCCGGATCGGCTCGCGGGGCGTGCGCGTCACGCGGCACACGTTCGACGCGCTCGACCTCGGTGTCGCGGCCGAGGAGCTCCGGCAGACGCTCGCGCGTGTCCCGACGGCGCAGCCGGCACCGGGGCTGCATTGTCGACGCTGTCGGGCGGTCGCTGTCTGTCCGGCGACCGTCGAGGCCTCCGACACGATCGCGCCGAGAGTCGAAGCGAGCCTCGAGCCGGCGCCTGACCCGGTGCCGCTCGTCGTGACGGCTGACAACGCGACGGCGCTCCTGGTGCGGCTGCGCGCGGTGCAAGCCGCGTGCGATCAGGTCGAGGCGGCGCTCAAGGCCTATGCAGACGGCGCCGGCGGCATTCCGGTTGACGGCAAGCGATGGAAAAAGGTCGTGACCGAGCGCGCGTCGATCCGTCTCGATGGACCGGAGGGCGCCGAGGCGCTGTCGATTCTCGAGACGGCCGGAGTCGGCGCAGCTGTCGAAAAAAAGGTCACGACCTCGCGCGCAGCAATCGAGCGCGTGCTGACGTCGCACGGACTCAAGGGCAAGGCGAAAACGCAGCGGTGCGAAGAAATCGTTGCTGACCTTTCCGCGGCGGGCGCGGTAAGGACGGCCCAGGTGGAGAGCTACAAGGAGACCGACAAATGAGGCGACACAAGATTCACATCGCCGCTCGCGCACTGCTTGACGCGCGGGCCGAAGGCGGAAAATCGCAGTTGCTCACGCGACCGGCGAGCTGGGCAGAGTCCGGCGCTGCACTCGTCGCGCACGGAGGGCAACTGTGCCGCTACGAGTTCGGCGCGGCGACGCTGATCTACGGCGTCACGCTGGCCGATCTTGCCGAAAGCTGGCAGCTCTTGACGCTCGACGAGCTCAAGGCCGAGCAGTCGGGCGCTCGTCCGGCGCGCCGTCGTCGACCGCGCGCGTCGTCAATCCGAGGCCGGCCGTCTGGCGCAGCAATCGCCGAAGCCTTCCCGGGCTGGATCAGCGTCGCACAGGCGGCGCAGCAGCTCGGCGTGCATTGTGACCGCGTCCGACGCGCGGCGAAGGCCGGTCTGATCCCATCGCGAACGGAGCGCAAGGTTTTGCTCGTCCAGGCCGATCGGATCGGCGAGCTGATGCCGCTTCGTCGCGCCGAATCGCAGGCGGTCGAGACGCAGGTGCAGGAGCCGGTGGCGGACGTGGAGGTCTACTCGTGACCGCGTCGCAAATCGTCGAATTTCGGAAGCTGCAACTGTTGCACGCAGCACTGGCGCGTGACGCTGGCGAGCTGGATTCCGACGGACTGCTGCTGGCCGCGGCTCAATATGCGGCGGCAGTCGCGGCCTCAAGGCAGGCCGCGGTCGAGAAGGTTGGAGGCGACCTATGACCGAGCGAGTCGTCGCGACAGCGGTCGACCTCCTCCTCGCGCAGCCGACGACCGAGGCCGCGGTCGTTCTTCTCCGAGCTGTCGAACAGGCGCCAGACGCCGCGCGCCGGATCGCGATTGATCGGCTCGACGAGCACCTGCGCCAGAATCCGACGGAGCGGTCGCGGCCGATCGCTGACGCCGTCGTCGCGCTGCGGCGGGTCGGGGTGCCGTCGTGACCGGGCGCGAGCTAGTCGCGGCGCTGCTGCCGCCCGTTGGCGTGGAGCCGATGCCGAGCGCGCTTGAGGATGTTGAGCG